TTTCAAACTATAGAAGGAAATGGATCACTAGGTCAAGGATCAGAGAAAACTGGACAACCTTTTATGATTGATGACTTACAGCACTAGTGAAGTTAAAACTGGTTCTGGTGGTACAGGGTATTCTGTAAAAGATAAAATATATAAGACAGACAATGCTGTAAATGTAACTTACAATGAATTTGGAAATCAAACAAAAGTATCTTACTATACTTTACCTTCATTTTACGTACTTGCATTTATAATACGTGTAGCCTAATTAGCATTATCTTTTAATTTTCATATTTATAAACCTCTGATATTCAGAGGTTTTTTTATTTATTAGCATTGTTAGTTCCTGCATTTGCCTTACTATATATTTGCTTTGTCTAATGGTACCAAGACAAATAATTAATATATAACCTTTAAATTTAACTAAAATGGCAAATGAAACAGAAAGTGTCGTGACAATAGGTCATACTACAAATGGTGAAGAATTTCTAAACACGTTCATACATGAATTAAATCATATTACAACTCATATTGCAAAGACATTACATATAAACTTGGATAGTGAGGATATTGCATATCTTGCAGGTGATATTGCAATGAAAGTAAGTGATATTGCTTGTAAATATAGTTGTAATTATTGCAGAAATAAATTTAAATATTATATTTGTCTAAAAATTGAATGTAAGATGAAAAAGATATGGTTTATACTACTACTTTTTATGGTGTCATGTAGAACTGTATATGTTGACAGACCTATAGAAACCATTGTGCACGACACTTTAAAAGTAGTGCAGGAAAAAACAGATTCCATATTTGTCAAGGACAGTATCTTCGTTTATAAGAATGGAGATACAGTTCTTATTTATAAATACAAAGACAGATATAAAGACAGGTTTATTCATGACACTTTATATAAACATTCTGTTGATAGTACTTCCTATCCTGTTTATATAGAGAAAAAGGTTGAGGTTGAATACACTCCTACCTTTATCAAACTGTTACGTGTCTTAGGATTATTATTTATATGTTACATTATATATAGATTTTATAGAACTTTTAAAATTTTAAGACAATGACAGATTTTATTATTACAGTATTAAGCACGTGTGGAATTAGTTCCATAATTACCTTCTTTCTTACAAAGAGAAAGTATAATGTTGAAGTGCAGGGAGGAGCCATAGAAAATGCAGACAAAGGTTTGGATTTCTATGTAAAGTTGGTTAATGATATGAAACAACATCTTGAGGACATTAAGGCTCAAAACCAAGCTGAATTTGAAGAATTAAAACAACAAAACACCGAGCTGAAAAAACAAGTAACTGAGTTAAGTGATGAAATTCTTTCTATGAAACAATTTGCCTGTTACAAGGATTCATGTCAAAGACGTCGGAAAGACCCAAAACAAAAAGTAGTAAGAAACACAACTAAAAAGAACAGTAATGAAGTACTTTAAGGTATATGAAGTGGTTGATAAAACCACTTATACAAAATATAAAGACAGCTCAATAAGATTTTTAGACAATAGGCTATTGGAAACTCTCGATATTATCAGGGAGATATTAGGAGTTCCAATGGTTGTTAATGATTGGTATTGGGGGGGTAATAATCAACAAAGAGGTTTAAGGACTAATATCTGCCAGATTGTTAAAAGTAAAGGTAATGAATTATACCTTTCAAATCATTGCTTTGGCAGGGCAATTGATGCAGTTAGTGCAAAAATGTCTGCTGAGGAAATGCGAAAGAAAATAAGCCTTAATGCCTATAAACTTCCTTATCCTATAAGGCTAGAAGCAGGTGTTTCTTGGCTACATTTTGATTTGAACATGCTTCCAAATGTACCAAAAATTACTATGTTCTCATAGTGTTTTGCTATGGCATTTGCATAATAGTAATATATTCTATATATTTACCGTGTTTTAGAAGTATAAAATAAAAAGGAAGTATTATGGCAGGATTTGACATTGAAAACATGATGTCTGAAGAAGAGGTTGCAAATCTCTTTTTAGACTCAGGTGAACAAGGAAATCAGGTAGCCACCCCTGAAGAGACTAAAGGTGGAGAGAACATTGAAAAGGAACATAATGATAATGAAAATACTACTGAGGAAGAGGTAGATGTTGACAATTTGTTTACAGCCTCTCCAGAGAGCGTAGGTAGTGGGAAAACAGGGAAGGGGGAAGATACTGATAAGCCTAATGGCGGAAATACTTCTTCCAACTTTTATTCTTCAATTGCCAACGCCTTGAAAGCAGAAGGTATCTTTCCTGACCTTGATGATGAAGTTATCAGTAAAGTACAGAAACCTGAGGACTTTCGTGATTTGATAGACCAACAAATCAAAGCTGGTCTTGATGAAACACAAAAGAGGGTTAATGAAAGTCTTAATCTTGGTATTGAACCTAATGTTGTAAAACAATATGAAAGTACAATAGCATATTTGGACGGCATTGATGAACAGGCTCTTAAAGCTGAAACTCCTGAAGGTGAAAACCTGAGAAAAACACTATTGATGAATGATTATGTCAATAGAGGTTTTTCAAAGGAAAGAGCCGTAAAGGAGGTTGAAAAGTCATTAAACAATGGAAGTGATATTACAGATGCTCAAGACGCATTGGCTAGTATTAAATCTTTCTACAAGTCCCAATATGATGGAATTATAAAGAAAGAAAGAGATGCTGAGGCAGCCTTTAAGAAAAAACAGCAGGAAGATGCTGAAAAATTAAAGACTTCCATAATTGATGATGAAAAAGTTTTTGGTGATTTGGTTGTAGACAAAAACACAAGAAAGAAAATCTACGACAATATCATGAAACCTGTTTACAAAGACCCTAAGACAGGGGATGTTTATACGGAGATTCAAAAGTATGAACATAACAATCCTAATGAATTTTTAAAATATTTGGGATTGTTTTATACCTTGACTGAAGGTTTTAAAAATTTTAACGGTCTAGTTGAAAAGAAAGTTAAAAAAGGAGTATCCCAAGGATTACGTGATTTGGAGAGCAAGCTAAACAACACTTCAAGAACCTCTGATGGAAATCTCCAATTTATGGGATTTAAAGATGATAAGGAATCCAGCTTTCTAAAAGACTACACCTTTGATGTGTAATAACTATTAAAAATTTTAAATACTATGGCTGGAAAATTAGGCAAATTTCAGATGGTTGCAGGAGAGCACTGGATGGGGCTTACTAAAGAGAACCACTTGGGCTCTTGGCTACAAAGCAACCAAACAAGCGGTTCAAGATTAATGGTTGAATTGCTTGCTGCAAAAACTCGTAGAACTATAGACACATACTTGTCAAAATTGCCTGTTGCAAAATTTGACAATGACAATGAGTACTATTGGGATGTGGTAGGTTCTGCAAGTAGGAACATTCCTTTGATTGAAGCAAGGGATGAATTTGGAAATGTAATTACCAAGAATGATGCTGACCCTTCAAATATGAAGATGGTAGGTGCTGGTACAGCTCCTTTCTATTTGGTATTTGGAGAAGTTTGGTTTGCAGATGGTGAGTACATCGTAGGTAATCTTAATGAGGCTTATCAATTTAGGATTCTTGGCGATGCTAAACTTGAAGGAACCAATGCTGTTTACAAAGTAGAGTTGGCAGGTGGTAATGTTGACGGTGTTCCTGCAGAAAGGTTATTGGCAGGTGAGAGATTTTCTATTGAAGCTGCTTTCATTGAAAAAGAACTTTCAAGGAAAGTTGGTGATGTTAGGTTCGCTACTCCTGTTTCAATGAGGAATGAATGGTCAAGAATCCGTATTCAACATAAAGTTCCTGGAACTATGTTGAACAAGAAACTTGCAGTAGGTATTCCTCTTTTGAAGAAAACTCCTACAGGTTATCAACGTGCTGTTGAAAATATGTGGATGTTGCAAGTTGACTGGACTGTAGAACAACAATTCAATGACTATAAGAACAATGCTTTGTTATTTGGTCGTTCTAACAGAAATATCAATGGTGAATATACTAACATTGGTAAATCTGGAGAAGCTATCAAGACTGGTATGGGTCTTATGGAACAAATTGAAATGGGTAACACTCAATATTACAACCGTTTTTCTTTGAAACTTTTGGAGAATGCATTGTATGAACTGAGTGCAGCTAAACTTGAATTTGGTGAAAGGAAGTTTATAATCCGTACTGGTGAAAGGGGTGCTATCCAATTCCACAAGTCAGTACTTGATACTGTAAGTGGTTGGACTCAATTTACCTATAATGGTGATACTCTTAGTGTAGTGAAGAAAACTAATGCTTCATTCACAGGTGATACCCAAGCATTGGCAGCAGGTTATCAATTCACAGAGTATATGGCTCCTAATGGGGTTCATGTATCTTTGGATATTGACCCAATGTATGACAATCTTGAAAGAAACAAGATTATGCATCCAAATGGTGGTGTTGCAATGTCATATCGCTATGACATTATGTATGCAGGTACTGAAGAGCAACCAAACATTCAAAAATGTGAATTGAACGGTCAGTCAGAATTCCGTGGTTATGAATGGGGTCCATTTGCTAATCCATTCACAGGACAAACAGACAACTTGTTTGCTTCTTATGATGAAGATTCTGCAGTAATCCACAAGAAAACAACTCTCGGTGTTGTAGTATATGACCCGACAAGGATTATCTCATTAATTCCTGCTATCTTGGCTTACTAATATTAAAAGGGGAGGAGTAATCCTCCTTCCCTTTATTTTTATAAACTAAATAATTTGGAAGAAGTTATGGCAAAGAAAATTGAAAATGAAACACCTAATTTGCAAGATTGTGAATTAGATATTGAGGCAGCAGAACCTACTCTGCAAGAAGTACATTCACAGCAGGAAACTGCAACTGAAGAACCAGAGAAAGAACCTCCTATAAGGGATAACAATCCTAAAGGGTTGGTATCATGTCTAAGGAATGAAACTGTGATAGTAAGAAATATCAACAAAAAGACAGGGTTTAAAATTAATGACCCAAAACATGTTCTTTACGGAGGTATGGCTGAAGGTGCTATAAAAACCTTCACAGTTCCACAATTACAATCAGGAAATTTTGTAAATGTCCTGACTGATTTGGAAAAGGAGTTTTTGGAAAATGTTATGGGTCTTGAGTATAATGCATTGAGCATTTACAAAAAGACTAATAATTTCTGGAGTAGTGACAGTGAAAATGGAATATCAAGTGTAAGACTTGTAAAGGGAGATAATAGATTTGACCTTTCCAATCCAGAAGATTATATC